GGCGAAGTTCTTGAGATGCCCGCCCTCGATGATTTCTCATGGAGAGCGGAGTACACCTTCAGGCGGATCAAGGAAGACATCTCGAAGAAGATGCACATGCGATATGTGGAGTCTTTCTTCCGTACAAGGGGAGATGCCATTGCCCGCTGAGAACAAGAACCCCTACTTCATCTCCTACGAGGTGATGGACCTACTAGACGAACTCGCAGAGATCGCTAACGACAGACTCGTAGCGGACTCTGAGAAACTTGATCCTCCCTCCTCCCAAGCACGCCTCTCCCACCTAAGGGGGCTACGGGAGGTTCGGGACGCTATCTACAACAAACTACCACAAGGACTACAACATGGCTGGGATCTTCGGCGGACCGAGCGGTCCCGAACCACAGGACCTCCGAGCACAGGAGGAGGAAGAGAAGCGAACACAACTCGCCGCAGACAGAAACGCCGCTCGCAGGCAGGCAGCAAGGCGCGGGGTTTCTTCTCTGCTTTCAACAGGTCTAGTCATCCCCGGACAGAATAACGGGGGTGGTGCATGACCCAGGACCGCCTACACAACATGTGGCTGGAACTGGACGCACAACCACAGAGACAGGCAGCACTCGGCAGAGCAGCAGACCATGCAGAACTCACCATCCCCCGCCTCTTCGCAGGGTACGAGAGTATCCCCTCCCTACAGGGTGAGGGGTTCATGGAACTGTACTCGGACACAATGGCAACCCTCATCACCACCAGAGCAGGTAAGCTCACTGATGCGGTGTTCCCTCCCAACGGTGTCCCCTTCTTCCAGTTCGAGGTAGACACAGGCAAAGCAGCCCAGATGGTCAGTGAGGATAAAATCTCCCTCCAAGTACCTGAGGGTGTGGAGGACCTAGACGGTTACTTCCGTGACATGCTCGCTGAAGTAGAGAACTACCTCCACCGCAAACTCCAAGCCAGCAACTACAGAGACATCCTGAACATCGGCTTCCAGCACGCACAGGTCACTGGCGATCCTGTCCTGCACATGGACGATGACTACAACTTCCGTCTGTACCACCTTGGGCAGATCCTCCTGCGTAGAGACATGCACGGCAGGGTGTCCGAGTACATGCTCCAGATGTGGGTGAAGACTGATCTTCTCCCTGATGATCTGAAGGCGTACAACGATGGACGCAAGAAGCACGACAACGGTGAGTACGAACCCTACTACCGCCACATGTACCGCAAGGACGGGAAGTGGTTTGTAGACTCTGAGTTCAGAGGCATCGCCCACGGAGACACGGCTGAGTACGCAGTCTTCCCCTACTTCCACATAGGCTGGAACAATGTAGCGGGTGAGGACTACAGCCGTACCCCCGTGGAGGACCACTTCGGAGCAATCACCTCACTGGAGATGTGCCACAAGGCACTATCCGAGGGTGCAGCAGGCTCCGCAGAGTGGCGGCTCCGTATGGACCCGTTCTCTCAGGCTAGACCCTCCGATGTGGAGGATACTGAGAATGGGCAGGTCATCCTTGCAAGGCAGGGTGAGATAGAGGCACTGACTGTAGACCTCCGTGCTCCCCTTCAGGCTATCGCAGGGTATGTGGAACAGTTGGAGGCCCGCCTCGAAAGAGCATGGGGTATCTCCGCAGCATCCACCCTCCGTGGTGAGCGTGTCACTGCCTATCAGGTACAGGAAGCCAGCAGAGAAGTAAGTGAAGCAGACGGCCCCATCCTCACACATGTAGCGTCCTCCCTACAGGAGAGCGTTGTCCGCCGTATGGTGGATGTGGAGAGTAAGAAGGGGAACCTGCACGAGACATTCAAGGAACTGTGGAAGCAGAAGATCATCACCATCGGGGTGAAGACTGGTCTAGATGCACTCGGCAGGCAGATAGATGCTGCCCGTATTCAGAGTATGTTGGTGGCTATTCAGAACACCCCTAACGAAGATTTCCAAGCACAGTTTAAGATGAGTGAGTTTGCTAAAGAACTCACCCGCGTATCCGGTCTGGACCCCTCCCGCTTCACCTACTCCGATGAGGAGAAGGCACAGAAGCAGGCAGCAGCACAGCAAGCACAACTCGCACAGCAGGCGGGTGAACAGGCGATCCAGAGCACCGGGCGTATAGCAGAACAAGCAGCAGCACAGCAGCAATAAGGAATGAGAATGGAAGAAATGTACGATTACATTGGCGTGAAGATGATTAAAGCTATCCCAGAAAATCGGGAAGGGCGGGATGGGTACTTTGTTCTGTATCCTGACGGATACCAGTCATGGTCTCCCAAAGAAGCGTTCGAGAAAGCGTACTTCAAGTTGTCTGGTGATCGCTCAAAGACAGGCCCAACCATCACAGAGGACGACATCGAACGGTTCATGTTCCCATCATCAGCCGTCAAGGTGTCGCCCAAGGCTGCGACGGTGGAGACTGAGACGCGAACCGGGTTTCTCATGTACGAGACATCGGCGTGTGTTGACCCCAAGAACTACGACCAAGATATTGCAATCGAGATCGGTGAAACCCGTAACCGTCAGAAACTCTGGGGACATCTCGGGTTTGTTCTTCAGTGGGCCATTAACGGTCTGAAGGAGGACGACTCTTGACAGACCCACAGACACCTCCCGAGGGCACCCCCTCTCAGCAGCCTCCGCAGACACCTCCTCAGCAAACACAGCAGGACCCATCTGCACAGTACTGGCAGAGCAAGTACGATCAGACGCAGCATGAACTTCAGCAGATCAAGCAGACTGTCCAGCAGTTGCAGCAGACGCAGCAGGCACCACCTACGCCACCTCCTCAGCAGACGCCGCAGGTCACTACAACATCCGATCTGAACTTCATGGATATCAACGCATGGCGTGCAGAAGACGGTGGTATGAAACCTGAGTACGCTGAGTCTGTGTTCGGTAAGGATGTCCCCTCCGATGTCCGCAACCAACTGTGGACTACAGTGAACCAGGCACAGCAGATTGTCCAGCAGCAGACACACCAAGCGGTGTCCAATGTCTTCGGCAGTCACGACACCTACCAGCAGGCAGCACAGAAGGCGGCAGAGACCCTACCTCCGCATGAGCGTGATGCTCTGAATGCTGCCCTCGGTAACCCCGTCCTCATGCCCGATGCTCTCGCTAAGTTGAAGAACATGGCAGATGAGAATGGGTGGTTGCAGCAGCAGCCGCAGACCAACGAACCTCCACAGATGAACCACAACTCACAACCATCTACAACCATGACTCCCCTTGTGCCCGGCTCCGCTGAGGCAAAGGAAGCTATGGCTCACCCCAACTACCGCAAGCCGGGACCTGAGGGTGACGCATACAGACAGCAGTTGGATCAACGACTCGCTATGGGTATGCAGCAAGACAAAGACAAGTGGAGCATGATGTAAATCATCCACCCCTTATGATCCTCCATTGCCCCACCTTCCCTAACCGGAGGGTGGGGTTTTCTTATTGGTACATGCGTACCGCCTCCAGCACACCCTCAGAGTATGGCACGGCTACCCGTCCCCAGCATGAGTCTTGTGTGTCTATGTCCCCTCTACGAACATGCAGAACATCTCTCCTTGGTGAACTCTGCGTGACCTCTACCCGGACTGGAGATCCCACTACAGAAATCTCTTCACAAGGAGTGCAACATGGCAGTTGCAAATCACTGGAATCCTACCGCAGATTACGGTCAGGCGAATCCAGCATCATTCGACATCAACCATCCATCGTGGGTGAATGAAGTCCTGACCGCTCGTGAGAGCCGCCTCTTCATCGCCCGTACCGTTCAGAACCGCACCCCCGACTTTGCCTCTGGTAACAAGACCGCAGAGTTTGTGACCACTGGTAGCGTTGGGACTAAGCGATTCAACAAGGGCGACCTCCAGGTTGGCTCTAACCGCAAGCAGTTCGTCCGTGAGTTTGGTCTGAACGATCGTCCCTACTACACCGCTCTCGAAGATGAGAAGCTGGAGCGTAGATTCGAGCAGGTAGACACCCGCTTCCCCCTCACTCAGAGCATGGGTTACTCCCTCGCAGCTCGTGTGGAAGTGGAAGTCATGCGGCGTATCTGTCTGTCAGCCCGCTACCGTAAGGGGAGCGATGTCCCCGCAGAGTTCCGCCACGGTGGTAACTCGTACCACGGGTCGGACGACAGCACTGGGTACACCGCCTCGTTCGCTGCATCCCAGACTGGTGCGAAGAACCTTCAGACTGCTATCAAGGCGGTGAACCTGAAGTTTGACCAGATGAACATTAAGCGGGAAGGCCGCTTCTGCTTCATCGACACCGCCCTCTTCTACGAGTTCCGTGAGCTTGAGAATGTGTGGCCGTCGTCCACCAATGTCCTCGCTGGTGGTATCTACGGGAACCTCGACATTGCGGGTCCCAAGCTCGACCACAGCAACCCCCTCAGCATGGACCAACCCCTGTACTACATGGGTGTGATGATCCTGCCGAGCAACCTCATCAACGCGACCTACGACGCAGGCGTGAGTGGTCTCAAGGCTGACTGGTCAAGTGACCCGGATGTTGCTGGTGACTTCTCCAGCACGGTCGGTGCTATCTACCAGAGTGACTGTGTTGGTCATGTTGACCTTATGACTACCCGCTTCAAGATCGAAGACATCCAGCGTACCGAAGACCAGATCATCTCCGCGATGGACTGGACTGGCGGTGGTTCCTTCGTCTCCGAGTGTGCGGTCGAACTCGTCACCTCGTAATCTAAGGAGCACTACATATGTCTATTAACTCACCCGTCACTACGACGACGAATCCGAGCATGTACGCTCACGATCTGTTTAACCGTCAGACCCTCCGTCCATTCTCCACAGGAGCCTTGGACGATGACGGCACCTTCACCTTCAAGTTCAATGAAGACGGTGCTGATGTCATGAACGGTGTCTACATCGGTTATGTCACCGGCAGCACCGATGTCTATGTTGAGTTCACTGTGAGTGGTGGAGACACCATCACCATCCTCCGTGATGTTGGCTCAGACTTTGTTGCCAACGGCACCACCACGGATGCCAAGATCCAGATTGATGCCGACTCAAACGGACTCACCATCGTGAACCGTATTGATGCTGGTATCGCAGGTCTCGAACTCGTCAAGATCCTCTAAGCATTATCTAACTCTCCTTCCGCCCTCGCTTTGCTTAACTGTGAAGCGGGGGTTTTCTACTTACCACTACTAAACAACTCCCCTTACCTAGCGGAGGCACCTATGCGTCCAGACTTCGACACACTGGAAGCCGTCAACCACATGCTCCGTGCAGCAGACGAAACTCCAGTGAACACTCTGGATAGTGACGGTGTAAACGACACAGACCTAGCCCAGTCCATCCTTGATGAGAAGATCATGGAGACCCTGGCTGAGGGGTGGACCTTCAACACTGAAGTCCAGACCCTCACCCCAGACAGCAACGGATACATCTCCATCTCCACCAGCATCATCCGTGTAGATGGGCATGGGGATGATTACCACTCCAAGTTTGCAATCCGTGACAACAAGCTCTGGGATAGAGACAACTCCACCAATGTATTCACCGTGGACTCTGTAGAACTCCTCGTCACCAGATGGCTGGAGTTCGAGGAACTTCCCCTCACTGTGAGACTCTACATTGCTGCCTCCGCAGCACGGGAGTACCAGCAGGCACAGGTGAACGACCCCAACAGAGATGCTCGCCTCGCTGAGAAAGAGGCCAAGGCCCTCGGCAACATGCGGAGGGAATCCATACAGGAGAGTGATTGGGTGTGGGGAATCAGTGCCAACTCATCTTCATCATACATCCGCACACGCAGGCGTAGAGATCGCCGGAGGTAACTATGCCCACCCAGCGTATCCCCGCCGCACCCCTCATCGGCGGTGTGTCCAGACAACCTCCCACCAACCGCTCCTATACCCAGTTCGAGACCGCCGACAACATCGTGCAGTTTATCAACAGAGGTATGGAGAGGAGATATGGTGGTGAGTACATCCACGCACCAGAGCATGCAGACTCCACCACAGACGGTACTCTGGAGTGGTTACCGGCGGACTCACTTGCTACAGATCCCTACATCCACTGGATAGACAGGGACGCTGATAACCGCTTCTGCTTGATCCTCGATGGATCTCAGGGCACCGCAGCAAACCGTGTACAAATCTTCCGTGAGGATGGTACGAAGGTAAGTGTTGTCCTCAGCAACTCCGCAGATGCGTACCTCGCCTCTGGCTCTGGATCTGCTGTAGACAAACTGCGGGCTATCACCGTGGGGGATGCTACATTCATCTGGAACAAAGAGGTGGAGACCGCCCTGAAGGGCACCGCAGCAGGCTATGCCAACCTCACCACAGCAACCTCCCTCCCCGTACCTGCTACAGGAACAGTGGGACACTACATCCACCTCACCTCAGCAGATGTGGGATACCCCGTAGGTGTGTGGGAGATCATCGCTACAGATGACATCGGACCTTGGTATGAGCGTGTCACCACTGACCTAGACGACTCAGAGATAGACGAAACCACCATGCCTGTCCGCCTCTCCTACGATCCAGCAGGGGACGGTGGGGCAGGTGAGTTTACCCTTGACTACGAGACATGGAATACCCGCAAGAGCGGGGACTCTGTGACCAACCCCGGTCCCTCCTTCATCGGGAGTGCGATAGACTGGATCACCGTGTTTCAGGATCGTATGTGGTTTGGTAGCCGCAATAAGATCGTCACCTCTCAGGCTGGAGACCTCTTCAACCTGTGGGTAGACGACTGGCAGACCTCCACAGACTCAGACCCGATAGACCTCACCCTCCCCGGAGATGGTGCACACACGGTAGAGTTTATGATCCCTGTGGATGATACCCTCCTCGTTATCGCCAACGGTGCGAGACAGTACGAGGTGAAGGCTCCTAACTCATTCACCCCCGGTGAGACCAACATCCTCGCCACCACCAGCAACCCTGTATCTCCTGATGCACAGCCTGTGGTGATGGGGAGCCAGGTGTACTTCACCAGCAACCGTGGTAGGTTCACCTCCCTCTACGAATACTTCTACAACTTTGATCGGGATGCCAACCTCGCTGTAGACCTAAGCAAGCATTGTGATGGGTATCTCCCCGCCTCAGTATCACGCTTGGCTGTGTCCGAGACAGACAACATCGTCTTCTCCGCAGCCTCCGATGACTCCTCCATCTACCTGAACTTCTCACACTGGGAAGTATCGCAGAAGGTGCAGAACGCATTCTCTCGGTGGGTGTTGGATAGTGATGCTGTGGTGGAGAGTTTCCGTGTCTACGACAACTACCTCTACATCCTCTACTCCAAAGACAACAACTACTGGCTAGAGCGTATCCCCATCACCCCTCCAGCAGCAGACACAGATGCAGAAGGAAGTGTCCCATATCACCTCCACATGGATCGCAAGGTGTCTGTCACTGGTTCGTACTCATCCTCCACAAAGACAACCTCATGGACTCTCCCGTTCAAGGACGAGAACATGGACCTGGTTGTACTTGGCGGGGGTTGGGAGAGCAGAGCAGGCACCATCCTCGAACCCACCGTAGACAACTCAGGAAGCACCACCGTCCTCTCCGTTATCGGTGACTGGTCGGACTACCCTGCGTTCTGCGGCAAGTCCTACGAGACCTCAGTACAACTCTCACCACTGTATGTGAAGGACCAGAACGGTCAGGTGGTGGACGGTGTGCTGTCTGTCCTCAGGATGATTACACACTTCGATGACACTCCGTTCTTCGAGGTAGATGTGCAACCTAAGGGGAGAGCAGCCAAGACCAAACGCTACATCAGCAACAGACTCGGCTCCTCCTACACAGGGCAGTTCACTCAGGCAGATTATGGTCAGGTCCCCATCTCTATCAAGGGCAAGGGGAGAGACACCAAGATCACCTTCAAGAGCAGCAGCCCTCTCCCGATGCTCATCACCAACCTCGACTTCATTTGTAACTTCGCCCCTCTCAAACAGAACTCCGCAAAGGGATAAACATGGGACCAGAACTACTACTGGCGGCGGGAGTAAGTGCTGCCTCAGGCGGTCTCTCCCTTGTGCAGGCACAGCAGCAGAACAAAGCAAACGAGCGTGCAGCAGCGGTGCAGAAGGAACAGAACCGCATAGCCTCCGAGCAGCGTAAGAACCAACTTGCTCGTGAACTGCAGGAGTTCCAAGGCACCCTCCGCACCACCTCCGCAGCACGCGGTACAGCAGGTGCAGCATCCTCTACCGCTATCTCCACCTCTGCGATAAACACTGCGGGGGTGGGTAACTACAACGCAACACTACAACAAATCTTCGGCAACGCTTCCGTAGATAGTCAGACAGCAGCACGGTACAACAACCCCTTGGTGAGCACCTTCGGTGGTGCTCTGTCTGGGTTCTCTACTGGGCTGAATCTGGGACAGGGACTAGACCTAGGTGGAAGTGCTTCATGGGGTTCCGCAAGTGACTGGAACTCCCTCGGAGCATCTGTAAGGTTCGGTGGTATATGAGCAGACTAAACTCTCAATCACGACTCTCACAGGGTCCTCGGGATCTAGAACTCCCTCGGTCCTTCCTCGCCTCCCCTCAGCGTATCGCACCAGCATCTACAGCAAACCTAGGAGCGATCCTCCAAGGTGCTGTGCAGGTGTCCGCACAGGTGGTTGCTCAGAACAAGGCATCCAAGGATAAGCTTGAGGCAGAGCAGAAGAGGGCAGTCCTAAACGATCTTCTTGCACAGAAGCGTGCAGCGAGTGAGGACGAGTCTCTTATCGGAGACTATGCGGACTCACTGGACTCGGCTATTGCTTCTTATGAAGACAGTGACCCGTTTAAGACCGAACTCCTTAAACTCACCACAGGTGAGGACATACAGAGGACATTCCAAACAAGACAAAGACAGAAGGCTGTGTTGCGGGAAGGAGCCATACGCTCCATGTTCACACGCTTCGCAGACTCTCTGGACCTAGATGATCCTGAATTGATTGAAGCGGGACACGCTCAGCGTCAGAAGATCATCCTCGATAACTTCCTTGAGGTAGCCTCATCAGAAGACCCAGACCTCGTGAGTGAGGTGGAGTCTAACGCAGACATGAGCAACTTCCTAACCAATCTTGTTAGGAATAAGTCCATCAATGGATACCAAGGGGAGCATGACAGGAGACTGGAGCAACTCAGGAATGAGGAGTTTCAGGTAATCCGTGAAGGCTACGATGCTCAGATCCGTAACGGACAGACAGACCTAGCCACAGCATCGGAGGAACTCTCTGTAGCCAACGGACGCAGAACCACTCCATATCAGGAAACTGTGTCCATCGTATCTACATCAGCAAACAACATTGCTCTCGGTGTGGCATCCTCTTCGATGCCCATCTCAGATGCGATACAGGATCTCGACACCTTATCCGAACAGGTGGATGCCTTAGACAATGAGGATGCTCAGCAGATCCTTAACGCGACATACAACAGGGTTGCTGATGAGCACGCTGTTGCTACCGCTCGAATCCTTGAGATGGAGTACGAGGACCTCATCAGTGAACTCCCTCCGAAGTCTCCTGAAGAAATTCGTAAGCGTCTTAATGATCTTGCGGTAGCCCAGTGGGAGATTGCTGCGGGGGTGGATGTCCCTGATAATGCAAGTATTCACTCGTTCGATGCTGGTTCTGGTGTTCGTTCAGCCATTGCTCAGAAGATCAGCGGTGTGGTTCGTGTGATAGACACACGCCTAGACCGTATGGATGCTGTACGAAACACAAAGAACCTCAGTTCCTACTCCACAATCACCGACACGCTCTCAGGAGAGAAGCACCTGGAGGCTATGGATGTGGAGGGAGCAAGAGCTGCTATCTCCCTCTTTGTCGGTGAGGACCCAGAGATCCCTGATGAACAAGTCTGGGTTGCTATGGGAGCATCACAGACACAATACGAACTCGCCAACTTCTCCACGGTTCCTGATAAAGGATCTAAGTGGGTATCGTGGCTCACCGAGCACGGGAAGGGTGGGTTTGAGATGGTGGCTGGAGGTATGCTCAGCACCAATCAGACAGAGTTTGATGCGTACCTCGGAGACATAGACACGGAATCCCGTGCTGGTCTCACAAATGTCCGTGACTATCTCATCCAGCAGGGCATCACAGACCCAACAGCAGTCTCCGCAGAGCAGTACGGAGAGATCCTTGCTCAGTTTGACAAAGGGAGACAGGAGGCTGAGAAGTATGCAGCTTTGGAGGTTGGTTCGCATAAGGTGGACGAGTCTCTCGCTAAGGACTTTGCTAAGGCTCTTCTATCCAGTAAGGGTCTAGACAACTCCCTCCCCATTAGTGTGGACACAATGAACCGCCTTATCTATGAAAGTAGTAGGCTGGGTTCGGACTTTGAGGAGGACGGTTGGGACAGAGAAACAGCAGCGAAGAGGGCCTCCGAATGGTTGACCTCTGAGGGTATGGTTCTCCACTTCGATCACCACTCCGATACCTATCAACTCCGTCCTAGACAGCAGGTTGTTGAGGGGAGTGGTGTAGACCCACGGAGACTTGATGCTGACTTAAACATCAGCGATAGTTTCCTATCCCGACAGCTTATCGGTATGTTCAACCGTATGGAATCTCTACAGAACAGAGGAGCAGCCCTCCCTGGATCTGCTGATAGGAACCTCTCACGGGTTGTCTACGACAAGATCGGCAGAGCCATACGCGATCGCACCAACAACAACCGTGGAGATGTCTTAAACATTCAGATCCAGAAGAATGTTGAGGGTGTTGATGTAGAAGGTAAGACCATTGTCGACACCTTAATACCTCTTCTCCAAAGAAAGATCCCGACAGCAAACAGAACACTCTTCCTGTCCAGCGAAGACGATCCTGCTTACCTCCGTCTGGTGGTTGTCACAAGCAATGGCCGTCCTCGTATCATGGCGAAGGGGAGGATTAATGGTCAAGCATTCATAGGTGAAGACATGATCGACCTCGCTCCGTTCGACCCAGAATGGTACATGAGCGTCGGTGAGTCTGTCATTCAACCGTCCCTTGGTCAGCCTCTTGGCGGATACACCACACAAGAGTACAACACAGTCCCCCGACTCGTGCCAGCATCAGACTTCGCATCCCAATAGGAAAACACAATGTCTAGATTTGTCAGACCAAATACCCTCAGCACTCCCATAGAGGTTGAGATGGAACGCTTCTTCAGAAAAGAGGCGTTTGATACCAGTCTGGCTCCAAGATATCTTATTGAGGGTCAGGCTTCTTTCGCACCACCTTCAACAAACATTGTCCAGAACCTCTTTGCGAAGTCTGCCGAGAACTCTATTGTACTTGGGGATGGTGCAGGATTCCTACTGAACAGCGGTGCTGGCGTACTCTCCAGAAACTTCTTCCCGACACCTACAGACCCAATCCCCCTTAGGAGATCAGGCGGGTCGGTCATCCTAAAGGATGGTTCCCTTAAGCCTGCATCAGAACTCCGAGGGGAGGATTTCTTCTTTGCTATGGACCCAGGCGTCCAGACTGTCTTGGAGATGCAGGGGTACAGTGCTAAGAACTTCAGAGATGTTGAAACCCACGAGGAGGCTTACGAACGCTTCAACAACATACAGCGTCGTATAGACCTCAGGCAGAAAATTGTCCGGTACAATGAGGAGCGTCCGTTCTTCGCCGGTGTTACTGGTGTGACTAACTTTGGTCTGGATATTGTCACAGACCCAACCACACTCATCACCTTTGGTACAGGTGCTCTTGTGAAGGGTGCAGCAGCAGGCACCGCAAGAGCCTCTGTATCTGCCGTGAGCAAGAACGCCGCCAAGGCCCTCGCTGACGATGGGTTCAGGGCTGCGGCATCTACCGTATTCAAGCAGGCCTCAGGAGGTGGTATTGACTTCCTCCCCCAAGTCATCAAGAACTACAGTGAAGGGAGCCGTGTCGCTGCCTACACCCTCGCCTCTATCTCAGGCGGGACACAAGCTGTAGGGTTTGACTTCGTTGCCCAATACTACGAACACAAGTCCAGACTGGAGGACCTTGGCGATCCCACGCGATTCCAGTACGACTTCCTCAGGTCTGGTATGTCCGCCACCATTGGTATGTTCTTTGCAAGTCTTGGGGCGTTTGCTCAAGGTCGTAAGCCTAAGGTGCCGACCGAGGCGGATGTGATTAACCAGTCGCCCACCTCTGTAATGGCGGAGCGTATACGCAATAAGGCACGCAAAGGATCTCTCGTAGATGAGGTTCGTGCAGACCTTGTTGAGATGGACATTATGGATGTTGCGGAGAAGTGGGGAAGAGCCGCGTATAGCAGTGAGGATTACGACAATCTTGTTCGTGATCTGGTGGCTCTAGAGAAGACTGATGACGGCACCTATGTCAACACAGACACAGGGCAAGAGTTCACTGCAGAAGAACTCATCACCCACTTCACCTCCACACCAACCTATGAGGAAACACGAAGATTCCTCCGAGGCCTTCCCCTGGATGATAAGAATCCGGATGCTCAAGCACCGAGACTTCATCGTATCGGTATTGAGTTCAGAAAGAATGCTGAGAGGATCAGGGAACTCCGAGAGGAGATCCGAAGACTCACAGACTCCGCAGCACCGGAGAAGGAGATCGCCAAGGCTGAGCGTGCTCTGAAGAAGACCGTCCGAGCACAGAGGCAACTTGAGATAGAGCGTTCCGAGGCTGTCAGCAAGTTCCACTTTAACGAGGACAACCCAGAACAGAATCGCCTCCGCGTCCTTCTGAATGACCTACCACTCACAGACATCTACTTCAGTCAGAAAGATAGACGCTCACGCACAGAAGCACTCATTGCTGCTGCGGCTTCGGAAGTTCCCGAGCACCGCAACGGGCGTATCCAGAAGGCCACCTCATCTCTGTTTGGGTGGTTGGAGCGTGTCGGTGCTCTCGGTACATTGGCGAACCAAACAAGGAAACTGAAGGGTATTGAGAATAATCCCCTTGCTCAGATGATTACTCGTCTGTACGCAGCGTATGACCCTCGTGTATCTGACCAGTACTTCGGGTCCCCGGATGGGTCGTCTGTGGTGAGTGTTCACGAGAACATCATCAGACAGACTATCATGCGAGCAGGACACACCAATGCATACCGTAGGATTATGCGTGACAAGACTCCAGAGCAGCGTGCTGCTATTGGTGCTGAGGTCATGCAGGTTCGGTCTGGGGTGAAGAGTCTGAGCGATGTCTCTGACGAGGCCAAGGAACTCTTCAAGCACTTTGACGAATACTACGAACGGATGGGTGATCGTGCGATCAACAACGGATCTCTCAGAGAGAAACTAAAGGGATATATCAACATCTCTCTGAATGAGAAGATGGATGCAACCACCCATAACAAACTAGCGAAGAAGTTAGCATCGTGGTGGAAAGAGCGTAGGTATGACCCTACCGACATGGAATCGCCTCTCCACCTAGGAACACTAAAGAACATAGGTATCATAGACTCCTCCGGCAACCTCGTAGAGGGAACCAAGAGATACGGGGAAGTGCCCGGCACCCTCGCGGACCTGAACGATGCTGACGCTGCTAAGTACCTTGCAGAGTTGGACAACGCTCTTGAGGCCCAAGCACACTATGCAATAGCAAGACGAATCGGCAGAGACCGACTCTCTCCCGAAGACCCGGTAGCCCGCAGCGAGAACAGACCTGCTATCTACAGAACAGACAACAGAGCCACTCGTGCGATTGAGCAGGAGTTCTGGCTTCAGGATGATGTTCTGGAACTCGGCGTAGTTCTGACTGATACTGAGCAGGTCATCCATGAATACGAAAGAGGTATGGGTGCGTACATCGCCGAGCAGGAGACCGCCACAGAAATCTTCGGTGAGGCTGTCCGACTTACGGATGCGATTGATATTCTCAAGTCAAGAGCCGAGGCGATGGATTCGGCTGATCCGAACAAGGCGATCATTCTTGAAGCGGTGAATAACCTCACCGTGATGCGTGACCGCACGCTACACCACAGGACCCATGCAGCAACAGGTCTGGAGAAGGTGATCCAACCTCTTGTAGACCTCACTGCGGCTGCCATTAACCAGGGCATCCTGATCTCTATGACACCCGAAATACTCCAGGCCATCATACCAAGGCTCTTCAGCAAGTCTGAGCGAAGAATCCTATTCAGACATATGCGTGAGATATTCAATGGTGAGGTCTCTAAACAGGATCTCATATCTTTCGGATACGCTCATGAGTTGGAGTATGGGAATGGTGGCAGGTTCTTCGGTAGCGAGACAGTGGACCCTGTGGGGTCTATCGGTAAGGGTGCTCGTTGGTGGAAGCACACATCCCGCAAAGTATTCGGTGAGGCATTTGCCACACAGCGACTCAAGCGTCTTGTGTATGCCTCGCACCACCATAAGTACGGTACGAGACTTATCAAGAACATTGACAAACTACACCACCTCCGAGGCGTAGACCCTTCAGATCCTAAGACATTCGCAGCAGCGGCTCGTAGTGCTGGATTCGGTGGGGATGTTGCTCTCGCAAGAGATGTGGTCCGTATGGGACTTCATACTCCTGAGGCTGAACAGGTACTCCGTGCCCTTCACGGGATGGATAAAGAAGCCCTCCTTCACCCTATGAATCTTAAGAAGATCGCAGGGCAGATCGAGGACCCTGAACTCAGAACCCGTGCTCTGGATCTCGGTGACAACATCGCTCAAATGGCTAGAGAGAAAACAGACCGGATCATCGTCACACGGACATCAGGAACATCCCTACCGGACAACGATATCATCGGCTCTATGGCTCTTCAGTTCCTCTCCTACCCATCTAGTTGGTTCAACGCATTCCTACGCAGAGAGTCTGAAAGCCCCAATCAAATCATCGCCGGATATCTCGGTCTCTACTTAGCGGGTGAGATTATGGCTGCGATGATGCGTGATGTTGCATACAGGGGTGTATCCCCCGATGACGCTCTGGCTGACTGGGAAGAGAACTTCGCAGAGAAGTCTGCTCAGGTAGCTTCTCGAATTCCGTTTGCTGGAGCGTGGAGTCCGTTCGTTACCGCCCCACTCATATCACTACTCACAGGGGACCAAGCACACCTTACAGGAAGTGCCCCAGCAGTCTCCTACCTAGAGAGAACTATTAACGGTGGTCTCGGTACGCTCAACGACATCGCGAACGGTAAGGAAGTAAACACACAGAAGTTGAAGAACTCTCTTCGCCTGTTCCCAGCAATTGGCTCCCCTGTGGGTCAGATGATTATCGAAGCATCATCCAAAGATCCCTCTGAAGAGTAGTCCTCCGACGAGGGGGACAAGCAAGGCAAGAACACATGCGATGAGCATCTTCTTCCAAATAGGATCTTCTTCATCTTTCTTGTAGTACATCTACACATTCTACCACACGCCCCTCCTCGGTGAAAGCCCTGGAGGGGTTTTTCTTTACACAAACAACAAACATGGGAACCTGACATGGCGACCACCTCAGTAACCTACACCGTGAACTCAGGGCATGTCAGCACCCCGGAGTTCTCCTACGCAGCCATTACCATGCTGAACTCCTCCCTCCTACCGGAGGCAGACCAACTCATCGTCAAGCGTAATGGCACCACCCTCACCATCACCACAGACTACACCGTAGACTCCGACAACGATAAGGTGACGCTCATCCCCACACTCACTGTGGGAGACATCATCTACATTGAGAGAGATACGGATGTGGACGATGCCCTCATCACCTTCGCCAACAACGCTCTGCTGGAGAAGGACGACCTCAACACAGCCAACACCCAACTCCTCCACGCCCTTCAGGAGATCAAGAACCAGACGCTAAACACAATCCGTCTGGACACCTCTGTACTCCCGAACTGCTGGGACGGGGACGGTAAGCGTGCGTGTAACTTCGCTAACGCTACCCAGTCTACAGACCTACCCACCCTCGGACAGGTCACTGCCCTCATCAGCGGTGGGGACCCTATGGAGGTGGGTGACGGTATTTATGATGAGCAGAGCGGCGATGATAGTGAGACTTTGTTCTACCTACCAGACTTCCCCACTACAGATGTGAATGCGGAGAAGTTGCTGGTGCATATAGACGGGGTGAAGCAGCGACCCACCGCAGACTACACCTACGCTCTGAACTCATCGAGCGTACCCACAGTCACCTTCACCACACCGCCTCCCACAGGCACCAACAACATTGGCTTCACCAGCATCCCAGGTGTAGTCACGACTACATATGCAGCAGCATCCCTAGATGGTTCTGTGATTATCGACAACACCCTAGACGGTGCCTCCCTAGAGGATGGTACTGTGGATGGTGATGCCCTCGTAGATAACTCTGTGGATGTGGACAAGCTGGATGCAGGGTCTGGTGTCGCGAACCGCTTCATTGTGTTCAACACTGATGGGGAGGGCACAGCACAGGTAGCCACCTTCAGCAACCTCACCGCCACAGGTCCCTCCACTCGTACGGACATATCCACTACGGATGACCCAGACACGCTGAAGGGTTCCTTCGGCTCGGGCACCGTCACCTACACCAACGATGGTTCCAATACTGAGTTCGTGACCTTCACAGTCCAGTCTCAGAATGGCGGTGGTTCATGCACGATCACCCAAGACGGGGAGAGTGCGATCACCTTCGGACAGTTCGGTGGTAGCGGGAGTGCCAACACCCGTACCCACTTCAGCGTCTTCCTGGAGCCTGATGCGGAACTCAACATCGTTGGGTCCAGCGGGACAAACAACCTACTCACCTTTACTGTTCAGGAGGTCTGATGACTACCACAGTATCTAATGAAATGGTGGAGAGCAATCTCAACACCTTTGAGTTCACACGAGAAATCGGCTCCCCGACTACTGGGGAGACCCACACAATATCTAATGATGTGCTCAACCCATTTGAAATCATCTCTGTGAGTTATAACCACAGAGTTTCCTCCGGATCAGCCACAAGCCAGTTCGATGTTCTGAAGAACGGTTCGCCCATATCTGAATACGAAAACCTCTCCACCGTAGATTCGCAGGTGACGAAGACAACCGGAACACCCGGCACATCTGGAAACCAGTTTGCGGCGGAAGACACCTTCGAGATCTATCTGGATAGCGTCGGAGCTAATACAGACTATCTCGTATTCACCTTTCACTGTGAGCTTCTGTAATGATTAGAGACTCAATATACATACTCGATGCCGCATCAGGCGGTACTGGACCTAACGGCGGATCAGGTGGAACACCTATTGGTGGTCCTGTGACCGCACCTGAATAAGGAAGTAGAAACATGGAAAACATTATCACCAGAGTAAGTCTTAAGGGCTGGATCGCTATCTTCATCATCTTCATCGTTGGCACCGTCCTCCCCGGATGCATCGGCCAGATCATCGACGCACCTCCCCCGCAGGGAGCAGAGGCTCGGAACCTGGATACCGATATGAAGTTGGACGAGAGCATCCGTGCCTACAACGCCTATGTCCGACAGGAGAATGCGTTCATGGAGTCATGGGCTGCCAACATCCAAGAGGCAGAGGACAAGGCTGCACAGTGGGCGGGTGTGTTCTCACAACTCACCTCCCCCGAAGCACTCACCGCATACGGACTGAACCCCGCAAGCGGGGCGATCACTGCGGCCCTCTTCGGTGCTGGATTGTTCTTCCGTCGTCCCGGTGATGTGTCTCAGCAGACCCTCGCTAAGGAGAAGGAAGACTCATTCAACTACGGACAGGAGAGAGCAAAGGAAATCAAGAATGGCTGAATGGACCATCCCTCCGGGGAGACTTCCCGAAGAACCGTACACCCTTGCTCAGTACGAATGCTATGTAGACAAGTACGCTGAGTTCCTCAACCACGCGAAGCAGTGTATCCAATCCGGGGGTACACAGCAGGAGGTGCAGGCGTGCATCGACCAACACTACGCCAACTACCTCGCCTACCTCCCGGTGTGTGACACGCTGTAATGGCTGGATCTATAGACCTTAACACGAACAAAGGTATCTTCCTCGTGCTCCTCTCCGCTGGCATCGTCGGCGGTGGGGCATCAGCACTCCAGAACCAGGTCTTCGGTCCCGGTGGTGAGTGGCAGAAGATCGTCACCAACCAAGCAGTCATCCAGAACGATGTCGGCACACTGAAGAACTCCCTCTCAGAACTCTCCACAGTGCTGAAGGAGGGTTTCGAGAAGGTGGCATCCGCCTCAGACGACCAGAAGGAAAGCCTCACCACCATCCAAGCACGCCTTGACTACTTCACCTTCGAGATAGAACTGCTGAAGTCAAGGATGGACACCCTAGAAAGTGAACGAAAGTTACTACTAAATACACAAGCAGGAAGTAATGAGAGACCCTAACTACACCGAGGACCGTCTGTACTGGGCAGCAGTCAAGAGATTCACCATCCTCCTAGAAGATGAGCACTCTGAACTGGAGTCCAAGATCGTTGGGGAGATCGTGAAGTTCCTCGACAAGGTGGATGTAAAGCCCTTCAGAACTGAGGGCATCCCCTCCGACGATCCCGCTGCCAAGCGTGCAGCAGAACTCGCAGCACAACTCAACAAATAAGCCCCCAGTTTAGGGGAGGTCTCTCAGGAGCCTCTCAGGGGACGCTACAGGCATTTGAGGCCCTAACCGACCTCAGATACCTTTTACTACTTGAAACGCCTAGAACGCCTAGAATTCGGCGTCAGAGAGGACGCTATGCGGCCAATCATCCAAGAGATGGCTGACGACTATGAAATCTTCCTCAGAATGCTCTGGGAACCTCGGAAGATGGAGCCGTTCCCGATCCAAGTTCAGATTGCCAGAAACTTCTACATGAGTCCCAATCTCCGACGAGTGCTCCTTGCATTCCGAGGGGAGGGTAAGACTGAGATGAATGCATCCTACGGGGTGTGGAAGTTGTACCGGGAACCTGATTCCACCGGGATGATTCTATCAGCCAGAGAGCAGCGGTCTATCGACATTGTATCAGCCATGCTCAGAACCATCAAGACCTATGACTTCCTCTCCCACCTCGTACCTAGCATGGATGATCTTGCTGGGCGTAAGAGGTTCACGGTAGGGTGTCGTCAAGATAAGAGCGACACACAGCCCTCTGTGGTTGCTTACGGTGTTGGATCTCAGATCACAGGGAACCATGTTGACTGGGCTATCCCAGACGATATCGAGATCCCTCAGAACTCAGTCACCGTAGAAGCACGGGAGAAGATCAAGGAAGTCTTCAGGGAACTGGAAGACATCATCAACCCAGGAGGTGAGATCCTCGGCGTAGGAACACCTCAGACGGAAGACTCTGTGTACTTCGGACTTCCTGAGAAGTACATCATCACCCGAGTTCCCGCAGAATATCCAGATCCGAAGAACGACAAGGACAGCAAGCATGTGCCTGAGTTCGTCTTCAAGGAGATGCAGAGAACACGCTCACAGCCCGGCGATCCAGTCATGCCTGAGAAGTTCGGGCGTGCAGAACTGCTGGAGAAGAGAGCACAGCAGGGCCTCTCCCGCTACAGCCTCCAGATGCTTCTGGACCCGGCAGCAGCGGATGAGACTCGCTACCCCCTGAAACTCCGTGACTTCATCGTCTGGAATGTAGACGGGGCTATGGCCCCCCGCAGACTCCTCCACGGTAAGACCAAGCCAGCACGGGAGATCCCCAGCGTTGGTATGGGTAATGACCAGTTCTACTGGCCCATCCATGTAGATGAGGAGTACGCACCCTACGAACGCTCCATCATGTATGTGGACCCAGCAGGTATGGGTGCTGACGAGGTGGGGTACTATGTAGGGAAGACGCTCAACGCTCACATCTTTATCACCGCAGGTGGTGGTATGAAGGGTGGGTACGATGACGCGACCATGATGAAACTCATCACCACTGCGATAGAGCAGGATGTGAAGGAGATCCATGTAGAGTCTAACTGGGGCGGTGGTAAAGACGGCTCCATGTATATAGATAAACTTCGTGGTATGCTTCTGCGTACAGGTCTGAAGATAGAAGTCTTCCCTGTGCACAATACTGGCCAGAAGGAGATCCGCATCATCGAGACCCTGGAACCTGCTATGAACAGTCACCGGGTGGTTCTTGATGAACGAGTAGCAAGAGATCAGGAACTTATGCAGCAGGTCACCCGTATGCAGAGAGAGCGTGGGTGTCTGAAGCATGATGACCGTGTAGAAGCACTAGCCGGAGTTGTTGGTGTGTTACGCGAGCATTTAGTACTAGATCCTGATATACTTATGCAGGAAGCGGAGGAGAGAGAACGCCTAGAACTGCTTAACGAGTTCCTAGGCGAAGCAGGACTCCGCTCCACGCAAACAAGAGCACCCTCTATGCTCAGAAGTAGAGGAAGCAAGTCGTCCAGATTTAGGAGACGACGACGCTAGTTATCCATTTGCAGGAAGGATATATTATGGATATTGTGGTACAGATTGTGATGAGACCTGATGAGGAGTGGGTGTGCATACCCCAAGGCAGCAACACCGTCGTCCTCAACAGAGCCAACATATACCAACTTACCGCAGCACCAGACTTTATGAGTTGTGTGCTCAGACAGGTAGAAGCATCCTCACATGCTGGGGTTCTCGGGGATGATGAGTCCCTTAGCCTTAGCGGTGATGAGGAGGGTGTCTAACATTGCCTCCTGCCCCAGCTGTAGGGTCATCTCACGGACGCAGTGGTTGATCCAGTAAGAATACCCCTTCGCCTTGTTACTCTCGATGTGATCCCATGAGAGCATACAGGCCACATTCGGAGCCTCCCAGGAGTAGTCTTCTGGGAGCCTCATTCTCACCTTAGCGAACTCCTGCTCACTCCGAGTCATCTCCTTGTGAGCACGGAGGACATCCAGAATACGGGCTGCTGTGGCCTCCTGTGCCTGATGTTTATCCAACTCGATAGACGACAGGGAGGCTGCGGCGACATCCGCACGACCAGCCAGTATCTCCTGCGTGATCCCTCGTTGGAGACGCAGAGCACGGATGAATTGTCCTACAGATGTGTTCTTCATGGCTGAAGTATCTCCTAAACGAGACTGAGTGTCAAGTACTAAGAACAATAAATCTTTACTGTAAAACTGTAAGGAATTACAGAATTAGGGCTGTTTTAGGTAGTCTCATAAGTACAGCGATATCAGCGAGTTACAAACGATGTCGCAAAATGACCACTACTAGGGGAGATGGAATAGCCCTCCTAGGTAATACTGAAGAGGTGTCTGAAGTTGAGATCCAAAATTGTATATCCCCAATATACAAAATAATCAGAATAAGACTCTGAATAAGTATATCTGAAGAGTTCTCTGAAGAGTACTCCTAAGAGTGTCTGAAGAGGGACCACTACAGTATACCCCTAATGAGGGGAGATTTTTACTGTATGGTAAAATCTCTCTGTCCTCGTCTATCTCGCAGTACGCCCACAGACATCCCCGCCTACGGCGGAGGAGTGTGGTGTCTCTGCGGTAGGGGGGAATACGCCTAGTAACAATGGGAAGGAGAAGTATGGCGTTTACCAAGAAGATCACGAATAAGCAGGGTGTCGTGCCGAACCCACGCAAGCATCACCATGTCCAGGGATTGACTTGCGACTGTCGGCAGTGTGGGGAGGAGTTCACCCAATACCACAACAATCACACATTCTGTTCTGAGCGATGTGCGTGGGACTACCGTGGCGTCCCGTGGACAGAAGTACCGTGTACAGACTGTGGTGTCTCTGTGGAGATTCCGAAGAGCAGCCGTGGTGGTGTCTGCACCAGATGCTCGAAGAAGAGAATAAACCCAGAGCGTACAGATGTGTAGCGTCCTCTGTGAGCCATTTGGCGGTACCTAGGAGGCGTTTGAAGAACGAAAAGGTATGGAGAGTCGTCTGAGGTCTTCAGAGGCTCTAAGGACCCCACAGCGGAGGGGTGTGAAAATGACCCCAGAAATTCGCGGTGGGATATATCTGAACTCCCCTCCCCCTCGTCCCCCCGGTACCCCCTCCTCGGAAGCCTCTGTGGCACCCTCTGTGGAGCTGTCTGCAGAGGGGTGGGGGGTGTGGTGTCTCTGTGGTGGGGCCTGTGGTGGTGTGGGGCGATGATATGTTTCTAACTGAGTGGTTGGGTATAGGTGGGTGTGGGTGGTGGTCGCCTGAGTCTTTTCATTTTCAATAGATACTGAAACTTCATCTATTGTCCACCTCCACGCCACCCTCCGAAGTCCCATCCCCTTTTCAAAATACTTTCACTATTTCCGTCATTTTCTAGTTGAAGTTGTTGACATCGAGCCGATATATGATATACTTATGTATCTCAAGGGTGTCGGCAAACACCTGCAACACGAAAGGGTAAACGATGATAGGTACACAGACACAATCCCCCATTAATGCCATGCTTGCTGACGAATTAAAGTATTGGACAAAGCGCAGAACACTCCTGAATAGATTTCGTTCTGAAATCCTCCCATACAAGGGAAAGACTGAAACCACAGTAAGGCTTCAGAAGTCTGTTCAGGACTCGCTTGATGCCATTCTGGAATGGGACGAGGCGAATGTGCCATTGATAGGTCATTACTCGGCGGACAGACCAGAGTATCGCGTGCGTGTCCCTGGGGGCCGTGTGTTGAGGATCGGTACTGAGGGGATTGATGCTGCCATTCAGCAAGCGGAAAACCATATTCACGCTTTGGATGAGGCGGACACTTACGAATATGACCGTCTCATTACTCTGAGGCAGACAATAACGAAACTAGCTGGTGAGATGGAGACACTTCGTAAGTCTATGCCTGTGTCCGCTTCGCAAGCATTCCTCCGCTGGGATCACTCACCCAGAATGCAAGAACGCTACCCAGCATGAGGAAATACGACACCCCTCCGCATTCCTCTACCGGGGAGTGCTGAGTTTCAGATTGTCCCCGGAATGTCTGCGGGACACACTACAGAGGTAACTGTAGAAACACTTAGGAAGGGTAACAGATGAACAACAACGAATGTCCGAAATGTACTCTCGGTAAGTCTGGGGAGTGTTTCCACTGCGACACACAGAACACACCAACACCGTACACACCTACTCCGTGGGGTTTATGTCAATCAGGTATCGACAGCCAAGAGACCCAGATCATTAGCGACCCAATCGGGGGAAACTACGCTGCTGTCATTGGATGTGTAGACGATGTTGATGTAGGGTGTGAGCAGACAGAGAACAACGCCCACCTCATCACCTCCGCCGTAAACTCCTACGCCAAGCACTGCGGCCCCAACGCTATCCAGTGTGCTGAAGATGATTTGTTGGGTCAGGCGTTGGATGCGTTGCGGACAGCCCAAAGAGTTATTGCAGACTGGAGAGATGGGGAATGCTCTGATGGGTATGTAGAACAGATGAAGTATGATGTTCTCGATTCAATCCTCGCCCGCCTCCCTCAGCAATAAACCACACCCTCCCTCGGATACCTCCGGGGTATGGGTATTCCCGCGACTCTGCGGATAGTTACTAGGTACTACGGTAAGAGTGTCTAGAGGAAACACTAAGGGGTGGGGCCTCGTTCCTCGCCTCCCACAAGGAAGGGTAACGCGATGGATAAACACCACGCCACCGTCCGATGTGCCTCCCACCGTGCCCGCAATAAGCTCCAGGTGATGTTGGAGAAGCATGGTGAGGATCTAGGCACACACCGATGGTCCCACGATCGTCATAGCTATGGTGTGTACGACATACCTATGAGTCTCCTTGAGGAAGCTCGGAGTATTACAGGTATCACCAAGACTAACCCAGACCTCTGGCCTAACCGAGGAGGGATGTTCTCATGACCCTCCGCACCCGCGTACTACTCACCCTCTTCGCCTTTCTCGCATTATGTTGAAAAGTTACAGGTAATTCTCTTGACAGTCACTAGAGATTCTGGTAAAATACCCCGATGAAGTGTGTAGTTCTCTTTCTCTTGGCCCTTGTTACCCTTAGCGGGGTGGTGTGGGTCTTCCGTAAGCTTCTCTCCTATGTGTACTGGGAGGGGAGCACCCAGTTAGACGATTCCCAGGACTACGGCAAGAGTCCTACAAACATGGAAGGGTAACAAGTGTGTGATTGTGAAAAACCGACGATAAATGGAGACCCTAAGGTCTATCCAATGTCACCCCCAACGCTAACCGGAACAGACAAGTTGCTATATGACTTGCCGGGGAGGTGTGGACGAGGTATCGACTCCCATGCGTACCACTTCCGTATCGTTGATTGTGGTTACGGATCTGTTCGACTCCTTGTAAGGCATGGTGGTGGGGAGCAGGTGTTCGACATCGGACGCTGCCACTCAGGTCACCGACATTGGGTGTACTCCGCGATCGTGTGTCTCTCTAACGACGAGGATCGCTACTGGTTCTGCCAAACCCTGTACCACATGCTCGATGAGGTAGGGAGGGAGGCACGGGATACAGAACGCCTCCGCTGGCAGACAGCAGCGAGTCAGGGAACATTGAAGATTCGTTCCCGGCGTAAACAGAAGTACGCATTTATCGAGGGGGGTGCGACATGATAACCTGCACAACACACTGGCTCAGTCTCTCCCTCATAGTCTCCTTCTCTGCTCAGGAGTGGGTGACTGTACCTGCGGACAGAGTGAGGGAGTTCATGCTCTCGTGTGATATGGACCCGGATGAGGATGACCCTCTGGACATAGAGGAATGTCCTGGATACTGGGCAGACAGACCGCAGGAAGATCGGAGGGTTGGGTGAAGGGTCTCTTTGATATTGCTCGGATGATGCTCATAGGACCAATCGCCTTATTCATATCCCTTCTTGCTGTCACGCTTCTGTATGCATCTCTTGGGGAAGATGGGTGCAAGAAGGTTCTCAGTAGGTTGGCAGATGACTAACCCTCCACCTCAGCACAACGACACAGTACCTCTGACTAAGGGAGTTCAGGGGTGGACGACAGGGAAGCCAGACTTAATCACTATGTTTCTACTAGCCATACTCATAACTGGGAGCATCACCTGTGCATTGCTTATGTGACGACATACTGAGGATCTTGTTCCTCCTTAGACGGTGGAGATCCACCGGCATAATACCGCTGCTGTCTGCTAACGCGGACAGTAGACCTTAGACAGTGTTACCCTTGCCATCGGGCTGTGCTCGGTGGCCGGGACGAACGAAGTGAGTACCCTTTCGGTCTCGGAGAGAGACCTCTCCCACCTCCCTTACCGGGGAGGACAGGGGGATTCCCCTCGGTGCTGGCCACTGAGGACAACGCTTCCCTGACAAGTGAATGCCAACACCCCACAGCATGGTAAAGTACCTGTGGAGCAACTGCCGAGGCATCGGTGGTGGGCAGAGGGTGTATGCGTATTGCTGGTGTACGGTTATGTGGTAGACCTCGTTCCCTAAAGAACGACGACCCGGTTCGACTCCGGGCACCAGCATTATCTGAACTACGGGTCAATGACATTAACACCTCAACTGACCCATAACTGCTTCTCCTTGTGTGTCTGCCAGCAGTCAGATGAAGAACAACAAGGATCTCCCCTCATCGGCAGCACCCACCATAGTGTCTGCACCCTAGGCGGTGAGGGGCTTTGCCCGCATAGCTCAACTGGACAGAGCACCGGACTTCTAATCCGAAGGTTCTAGGTTCGACTCCTAGTGCGGGTGTTTCATAAACACTGGAGGTATCACTAGTGAAAACAGAAAGTACAAGTAGTAAGTGGCGTGCTGGTCCCGGCGGTAAGGGGGACCGCAGCCGTCCGTGTGATAAAGAGAAGTTCGACGAAGGGTGGAAAGCAGCATACGGGGATAGGCCCTGCCCGATAGAGAGTAGGGATCTATCCTGGCTAGAGGAGGAGCAAGCGAATGACCAGTGAACAGACACAGCGGATGCGTGAGGCGGAGATTGACGAACTCATCAACGAACTGAACCACGATGCCGATGAACACAAGGCATTCGTGCCCTCGGATAAGTCCTACCAACGGATGCGTCATGGAAGCGTGCGTGCAATCTCCCAACTCCGCAGCGACCTCGCCGCGATGACCGAGCGGGCGGAGAGGGCGGAGAACTCTGCGGGTGCATTAGACGAGGTTGTGTGCGTATTGAACAGAGAACTACGCAAGACTGAAGACGACCTCACCGAAGCCCGCGAGCAGTTGGCGGAGGCGAGGGAGGCGTTGGAGATGGGTGAACGAGAGTGGGGTAAGCGGGACACATTCCTACTCCACCCGGAGAAGAAAGCGTTGCAGAAGATCCGCGACGCCCTCTCCCGCC